AAATCTAACATCAGCCTTACCATATACGCAGAGACCGCATGACACGCATGCAGAGCCTGCATTGCTAATAAGTGGAATGCTTTTCATATTCTCAGGACATTTAGCGCCAGGCTTTCCAGTCAATTCTTTCATGGTGCCCTCAGTTACGGCAAATGTCTTCCCAAGATATGCAAGGCGAATACCTTCATTTACTTTTAACTCATGGCCAATTTCTTTATTATCATCGTCGGTGGAATAATAAAGAGATAGGTTAGCAACATCCTTAAGAATAAGCGCTGCAGACTTTACACGAGTATAAACCCAAAATTGAATATCAGGATGATTAGTAATAATTACTTTCCATGCATATGTATAAGTATCATTGAAAAAATCACCGTCCCAGTGGATACGGAATAATTTAGGAGCGTCTTTCTTTTCACAATCAGCAATAAATTCAACAATCATCTCATCTAATAGAATGAGCATTGTGTCCATGTCTGCATTGCGTAAGAGCTCCCAATTGTGGAGAAGATTAGTTTTTACACCAGGGAAGAGCTTTTCCAATTTGCCAGCGTAGCAAACACTTTCGCAGATAGACGTAGCGCCAGGACATGAATAGTCTTTTCCTGCAGGTAATCCGAATGTATTAGCAATTGCGGCTTGCTTTCCATTTTTTGTGACAAGGTTAGCCACCTTTCTATCGTTGGACCGTTTAAGTTTCATAGGGGTAATTATAGCGGTTAGATCTGACATATTAGTAATCCTCATCCATTCCATGGCCTGCAGACGCTAATGCGTCTGAATCTGCCCAGCCAATAGTTTCAAAAAATTCCATTTCCTCAGACGCATAGCATTCAGCGCAGATATAATCATCACCATAGATTTCATATTCTGAATCAGAATCAAAGGTGGCCATATCGCCACAAATTTCATAGTTCAAGCAAGCAACAGTAAATAGTTCCATGAGTTGGACCTTTCGTTAGATTTAAGAGAATAATACCATGGGCCACTGACATATCATAATCGACACGCCGCAAAATTCAGGCGATTTTTAAAATGTGTCGTAATTCACACTTGCCCCCCACAAAAGATTGCGGGCCGCATAAATATTCAATACTCTGAATTTTTATGCTTGCGCTTTCGTGAATATTTTTTCTTTGAAGGAATTGCGGTTGCTGCATTTGATCTTCGCAATTCTTGAATTCGTTTAATCTTCTGCAATACATTCACATCTTTTAACACTTAACACATTCCCTTCAATATAAACTGCACCGAAATCTTCACAATCTGAACACACAAACATTTCAACGATTTGCATTTATTTGCCCACCTTTACTTTGTAATTGCTTGCTTCGTGAAATCTCACAACATCAAAACGCGGATTATCTTTTGCAAACATTTCCGCAAAATCATTTACCATTTTAGAAAATAAAGCGGGGTGTGCTTTATCGCTTGCATACTTTAGAATTTCTGCGGTTGCTACATAGTCTTTGCGTGTCATCATTTTGTTACGACCTTTCGTCCTTCACGATAAAATGTGCGTGTATACATTTTGCCAGTTGGCATTTGTAGATTTACAGTTGAGTATTCATTAGCCCAACCCCAATCAACAAATTTGTTGAATTCGGTAAAAGCCTCTAAAGCGTCTACATAGTTTTTATTGAAATGGATAGGCTTGCTATCGTATGAAACAGAGATTTGGTACATAGGTTTTCCCTTTCGTGGTTGTTAGAGTATTGTAGCAGAGGGGTCTGACAAATTAGTCAGATTCGGGGGTATGGAATAAGGCTCCCTCATTAAGTAGCCCTACCTCAATAGTAAATAGTTCATCAGGGGTAGCGTCAGATAAATCTACCCAGCCTGCACCATTTTGATCCATTCTAAAAATCTCAATGTATCCCATTATTCACACTCACATTCTTTATTGTAATCAAATTCGCAAAAGTAGCAACCCATGTATTCATCATGCGCCTTGCATACATAACGGAATTGCATTTCATCACAGCAGAAGTGTGATTCATCTAGTACCGAATAAAATTCGGTTGAGTCAATTACATCTATCATTTATTCACCAACCTTCACCGCTACATAGCGGTATGTGTCCTTGAAATCAAAAGAATTTACAGGGCGAATTTGCACCTTGTATGTATCTGCACCTGAGTACCATACATCATCATTTTTTTCGGCTGAGATAATCTCGCCCTTTACTGAATTAGAGTAATACATTTTACCTACTAAGAGGCTTTCGACATTATAGACATTCGCTGACATTAGCGACCTTCTTTCGTTGTTGTTGATACGGACATTGTAGCAGATAGCACTGACAAGGCTTCTGCCTTGCTTGCTTGACGGGTTGCCTCTACATGGGCACGGAATTCATCTAGGTTCATGAATTGACCTTCTTTCGTTGTTGTTATAAGAGTATTGTACCAGAGGGGACTGACATTTATGACATTACTAGCCAGTAAATCCAAATAGTGAGACGCTCAACCTATGTGATAAAGGTCACATCAAAATGTCCGTTTTGTCTGTCAAATCGACACGCCGTAAATTTCAGGGGATTTTATAACATGTTCATAACGACACGCCCGACCCCGCGCCTTTGCGGGCCAGCTTGACAATGTCAAGCCGACACGCCGTTAGGCTAGTGTGATTCTTGCCACATCTCACGCATCTCCGCCTTGAAATCATGATACACGATCCTCATCATGTATAGGGCGGGGATAGCAATAGATAGTTGCACGATAGTAGTTAGTAGTCTGTTCATTACTTATTCTTCTTTCTCTTGTAAATCTTGTAAGCGGTTACTAGTAGGGCGGTGGTGATTAGTAGTTGCCATGATAGTGCAACATAGCACCATTCTGTATCTAGCATGAAACCATAGTTATCTAGTTCAATAGTCATTAGTTAGCCCCTACCTTGATGTCCATTACATTAGCGGTAAATTTCTTACCCTTACCTAGTTCGCTATCATTAAGAGAATTGATTAGGTGGTCAATCGCCTTAATCTCATGCGCTACATTATTGATAGAGATTAGTTTAGAGCCTTGCCAAATTGAGTAAGTGATAGTCATTAGATTAGTTCCAATCGATAGTAGTTAGTAGTGTGTCAATCTGTTCATCTGTTAGGTGGTCTGTTTCGATAGACTTAGAGAAACCGAAGAAATCTTCTTCTTCTGTTTCTTCGACATCTTCGATATACATATCGGCAACATCTTCTTGAATTGTGTCCCACTTAGAGGCTGTATTAGTATCGAATGAGTATGACATTTGTTTCTTCTTTCTTTAGTAGTTCAATAAGATAAAGGTATCAAATAAGTATGACATTTGCAAGGCTATTGCGTGTGATGTCTATCACAGACAGTTTATGCACTCGCAACCCTTAGAGCGGATAAGGTAGGCAAGGATTTCCTTGCGTGTGTAGTTATCTAATCCATATGAGGATTTTACTCCGCCGTTATGGTAGTCGTGAACTATTGTTGAGAATAGTGTTTCTGTAAGTTGAGTCATTTTTTGACTCCTTTCGTTTGTTTTTCTTTATATATAAATCATAACACGGGGGTCTGACAAATATCAACTCAAAAAAGGTGCAATTCGGACATTGTGAGGCACATCACACGACTTTTTTAGTGTATAAATCGGACATTGAGGACAATATGGGCGGACTATCAAGATTTATCGTTCTTTTTTTAGGTGTGTATCATACAAGAAAAATAAATATTAACATTTTCTCAAATCTGAAATAGTAGTTGACTAGAACTTGTTTCACGTGAAACACAAATGCTATACTAGAGGCATGACAACTTTTGATATCTTTGATGACGCTGAGTTTAGATCAGCTTTCAATAACGCTACTGTTCATGTTGCAAAAAATGTGGCGGGGTTACCAAAGATCAAATGGGACGATGCATTCAGAATCTTAGATGAGGATGTTAAGGCAGGAAACCTATATGGACAAAAGCGATATGAGAATGGTGGATTCAGAATCCTAAATGCAATGCGTATTCCAGGAATTGCAGATGCACAAAAAAAATTATTAGAAATTTTCACAGAATCAAACTATCAACTTGAGGTTGAGGGTAGATCTACACATCTATACATGAATATTACTACACAAGATGGAACATACTGGAAGCTGCATCAGGATACTGAGAATGTGATCTTCTGGAATATTCAAGGTAAGTCAAGATGGACAATTTATAAAGCAGGGGAGTACCTAGATCTAGAAAACGTATCAGATGATTTGATTGATGTAGATGTTATACTAGAACCAGGTGATATTCTTTACTGTCCATATGGTAGACCACATAAGGTAGAAGCTATTACTCCAAGGTTTGGTGCTTCTCTAGGATTTGGGGATTTAAAATGAATTTAATTGCAGATGGTATCTATGAGTTTGAAAATTATATCTCAGATAGTGAGATAGCAGCATTTATGGAAATTTCAAAAAGAAATCTTAAAAATGATGGTGAGATGCAGCTATATTTTGAGCATAATGATTTTGCTCCATTGTTTCGTAAATTACGTAGTAGAGTTGATCCTATGTTTAAAAACTTAGAAAGAATGGCGGGGTTTTATAGAGTTCAAAGATGGGAAACCAATAGCGGAATGGATCTACATCGTGATGATGCATATGGAGAACGTCCAGATCAAGTTGGAATCAAATGGGGTATTGTAATTTATCTAAATGATGAATATGAGGGCGGGAAAATAGAGTATCCAGATCAAGGCATTGCATTTAAACCAAAGATGGGATCAATGCTCATTCATAGAGGAGATATCCCACATAAGGTTCAGGTGGTAACTTCAGGAGATAGATACTATATCACTGGATTTGCATATGGAGATGACTCTTTGGAATTTTTACCATGAAGCTAATACTATGGATTGGGGTTATAGCTATACTCGTACATATATCTGGTTTATTAATTCAGATATACACGGGAGTATAGCTTAATCTGGTGAAAGCAATTGCCTTATATGCAATCGACTGTCAGTTCAAATCTGACTACTCCTACTATGAAAGCAGTTGACTAGGATTATGTATAAATTTCAAAATGATATCAATCTACTACAAAGTATACAAAACAGACATATATACTATCGTACTGACCTAGATTTGCCAATAGTTACATGGGATGAAGTATTTGTATTACTAGATGAAGATGTAAAAAACGGCAAGAAGTATGGTCAGAAGCGATTTAAATTTGGCGGGTATAAGATTAGGCAGGCACATAGGATCAAAGCTGTTAGAGAGGCCCTAGAGGATTTATTAGAGGTACTCCATGAATCTCCATTGGCTGAAGAAGTAGGAAGTGATCATCAGATATATATGTCCTTAACTACAGATCCAGCAGCATATGGTGGACCACACATAGACATGGAAAATGTTATATTCTGGCAACTTCAGGGACATTCCAGATGGCAGATATATGATAAGACTAATAGTGAAATTGAATTTGATAAAGTAATTGGCCCAGGAGATATCCTATATTGTCCTAATGGTAGAAAGCATAATGTTATTGCTTCTTCCCCCCGCTTTGGAGTATCTTTAGGATTTGGTGAACTTAGAGAAAGGCTTTAAGAGTACATGCCAAAACTTTTTGGCACGTTCCTCTATCTTGTCCTGCATGACAGCTTGTTTTTGTTCTGGATGTGTGTCACTTAAAAAATAAGGACCGTACATCATCTTAGAAAAATATCTTGGACTCATATTATTATTATACACCCAAATTCATAAAAGGGTTCTTCTGCCGCCGAAGCACTTTTTTTGCACTATTTTTCGCACTATGTTCTGCAAAATGATAGAATATAGATATGGATAATAAATACATCATAACTAAAGTTGATGACGGAATATACTACATAGATGACTTCTTGTCAAAAGAAGAAATAGATGTAATGATGTCTGAGTGCCTTGAAGAAGAAGGCTGGTTTGGCGGAAAAGGAGATTGGGAAAACAATTTAAAAGATTGCACACACTCTAATGATCTTCGCAAACAAATAAATACTCGCCTAGAACATATTATTAATAACGATCAAGAAGAATCAAACAGCAATACGCTTATAAGTAGACTTCGTGTATCTACTGGAAATGGAACTGATTGGGCACTTGGGGTACATGCGGATAATCATGAATACGGTGATGGCAGTAGCGTTAATGTTACTAAGGGATACATAATTTATTTTAATGATGACTTTGAAGGCGGAGAAACGGTATACATTAACAAAAACATTAAGCTAAAGCCAAAAGCTGGAAGAATGCTTGTTCATTCTGGTTACAAAGAATACACTCATGCAGTCTCACATATAACATCTGGAACACGATACTTTATAACAGGCTTTGTTTTCAAAAGGGGAACATTAAACAAAGGTAAATAATACAAAACCCAGTCAGAGGCGGATCCGACTGGGTTTTGTTGTGCCTAAGCACATGTAAGGAACTAAAAGCTCAACTTACAATATTATTGTAAAATAGATTTTGTCCTAAGTCAAGGATTATTCTACAATAAGATTGTTTTCATCAAGCTTGTCAAAAACTAATCCCATTAGGTATGTAATTGATGGCAAGCTTTGGCCCATCTTTTCTTCAGTTTCTTCTTCAGACATTCCTGATTGAATGCACATCATTTTGTTGCCGTTTTGGAAAACTCTTGTCATTAAGTTGACAACTGAGTCTCTATCTTTATCCATTTTCTTCTCCTGTTGTATACGCTGGGGCAGGGCCTAATAGATAGCCCTGTTCATGATAATTTATCATCTTTTGTGTGTCTTCTCCGCCTACCACTTTATTCGAAATTAGTGTAAGCAGATCATAAATCCTATGGAGCATAATATATGTCACCATAGGAAGATTATCTTCTAGATTTGTTGTTGCCTGTTCTTCAGTCATTCTTTCTACCTAAATCTTCCCAAAATATTTCTCTGCCCATAGCGTCTGTTATGGGGATTGGTTGTGATTCATTTTGACACTTGCAGTCATTGCTTCCACATGTCATTTGGAACCGCCCTTTTGAACTGCTTTTACAATATCATCATAAAAGCCAAAGCCTATAAATTTTTTGTAGTTGCACGACAAGCAGTAAAGATAAAGGTTGTCTTCTAAATCTTGATTGGGATAAAGAAGACCTTGATCCATTGGGCATTCCAATTGCGGAACAAGGCCTTCTTCAGCCATTGCTATGTATTTAGATACATACTGTATCCTTTGCATAGTCTCCTACTTCTTCGTGTCTGTTGGGAACTTTAAATAAAATTCCTGTGCTCTTTGGGTTAAACCCTTCCAAGCTGACCAATTCTCACCGCCATTAGTCATATAGTACGTTATCTCTGCGTTGATTACTGGGTCAAATAATAGTACATTTGACTTCAGGTCGAACTTTTCTTTTCGATCAATTCCGAGGTTACCCAACATATTAATCTGAAAAATTCCATAGGAACTGTCTCCAGTATTCCTGTTGCCATTATACGCCATTGGTCGTCCGTTAGACTCCCTCTTAGCAATGGCCCAAGCCGTTTTAAGGGCTTTTCCTTCAAAACCTACTGCCCAAAGAAGATCTTTTAAATCTTCATCTGACAGAGCCTGAGAAGGCTTATAAACAGTATTGCTGTACTTTTCTAAGGTTTCTTTCTTAAGTTGTACTTCTGTCTTTGGTTTTACTATTAGAGCTTGTGAATTTTGTATTGCAATCACAGTATTGTTACTGAATAGAAATAATGTTATCATTACTATAGCAGTCGTACTATGAACAAAATCACTAAGCTTTTGTT